TAATCCTATATCAGCTAATGCACTTGATAAAATTGATAAAATTCAAGGAGCAGATAAATACGAAACTGCTGGTATCATAGCTGACAAACAAAGTTATACTACTGCAATACTTATAAATGCAGATAGTACAATGGCTGATGGGCTAAGTGCGAGTGGACTTGCAGGAGCAACAAATGCACCAATTCTTTTAACTAAGAAAAATAATATACCTAATGCAACTCTTAAAAGAGTAGAGAAAGCTAAAAAGGTATACATAATAGGAGGAGAAAGTTCCATTGATAAAGCAACAGAAACTTTTCTAAAAGATAAAGGAATAGAGACTAGAAGGCTTCAAGGTAATGATAGGATTAAGACAAGTTATAATGTAGCAAAAGAAATAAATTCCATTAATAAAGTAAATAAAGTAATATTAACTAACGCTTTCAAAGGTGAGCCAGATGCTATGAGTGCTGCACCTGTAGCAGTTAGAGATAAAGCAGCTATAGTATTAACTGATGGAAAAAGTGTTCCATTTAATACAACTGGTATAGAAAGTTATGCAATAGGTGGCACTTCATCAATGAGTGATAGTTTAGTAAATGATACTAATTCAACTCGATTGGGTGGAGTAGATAGATATGATACTAATAAAAAAATAGTAAATAAATTCTATAATGGAGCCAAAGAATTTTATATAGCTAGTGGAACAGATTTAGTGTATGCTCTTGTTGGCTCTACAATAGCTAAAAATATTCCAATAGTTTTAGTTGATTATGGAAGTAGTAAAGAAGCTTTAAAAGATGCAACTAAGATAACAACAATAGGTAATTTATCTGAAGAAATTAAACAACAATGTTTAAATTCAAATTCAAAGGTATTAAGAGATATTTTAGGTGTTTGGAATGATGAAAGCTATAATGGATATTCAACATTTGGTATAACAGACAATACAATAGGTGGGAATCGTTATGACATATTATCTATAAATGAAAAAGAGAAAAGTATTAAAATAAATGTACATTATCAAGATGGAGATTGGAAACACGTTATAAAATCAGAGAATAGTAATGAAATTTGGTTTTACACTTATAATGAAGTCAATGATAATTTTTCTGGTGGTGTACCATATCAAAGATTATATAGCTTTGATAGCTCAGATACTATTTATAAAAATAGTGAATATGGATTTAGTTTAAGAATACCAAAAAATTGGGATGGTAAATATAAAATTAATGTATCAAAAGGCTCAAATTATAACGGTTCAGAGGCAAATATAGATTTTGATTATATAGAAAATGGTAAAGTATATGATAATCTTTTTACTATATATGTTTTTAAAAAAGGATATGTACATGACTCAGAAGATGAGTTAGTCTATATGGGAACAACAAAAAATAAAACACTTTATTTTGAGATAGATGGTGACCCTTCTGTAGAAGCTTTAGAAAACGAAAAAGTTTTAAATCGACTTATTCAAATGAACAATGAAGCTATGCGTGTGTGCAATAGTTTGAATTTATTATATTAATAGTGTTAAAATTTAATAATTATAAAAACTAATAAAGCAATAATAAGTATAACTAGATTTAAATAATTATGCAGATTGTAAATTATTAACAACATAGAAATAGACTAGTGTTTAGCTAGTCTATTTTTTTCTTTTCTTCTTTTTAATTCTTCCAATATAAATATAGCTGCTATAACTAAATAATTAACTTCTAAACCAATCGCCAAATCAACTATTGTAGTAACAGTAACATTTTTATAATCGCCCTTTTCTAGCTTAGAAATATAACTTTTGTGATAGTTAATTTTTTCTGCAAGTTCTAATTGTGTTAAATGTCTCATTTTTCTCAGTTGTCTTAACATAAATTTAAATCACCTTTTAATTTATTTTTTAGTAAATTCAGATAATTATATTATGTGCATTTTTGTGGGGAAAAGTTTCCTATTAGTCGATTTTTTTGTTGGAAATTTGTGCTAAAATATAAGTAAGAAATAACTCTATCTAGCTAGAGAAAAATTAAAAGGTAAAAAATTTATGTTAGAATTAAGTATTTAATAAATTGTGAAAAATGTAATAAATTGTAATAAAAAAAATATATTTTAAAATAACGAATACAAATTAATAAATGTAAATGAAAACAAAGAAACATAAAGAAACATAAAGAAACATAAAGAAAATATTTTTAAAATCAAAATTAAAACGAGTAAATAAAAATAAAATATGCAAGTTGCAGAGATATTTATAGGTGTATATAATAAATTTATAGATTAAATATTACAAAATATAAGTATGTATAAGATATATTTAAAAACAGGATAGCTTCTATTTGGATTACGAACATAAGTTTTGTGGAGGGGGATGTGATAAAAAATTATTCGAATTTGTTACAAAGTAAAGTACATATTACAAGTAATAATATTGCAGGGGATGGTATATATGAAAGAATTAAACAATTACACTAGAAAAGAAGAAAGAATTAAAAAAACTATGATAGAATTAGAATTATTGTTAGAATTAAATGTTGAGTTTTTTGAAAACTTATTTAAAGAGTTAGAAAAAGAAGAAGAAAATTAATTTTCTTCTTCTTTACTTGTTATTAAGTAAGCATTATCAATTATTTTTTCTATGGCATTTCTATCATCATCATTAAGTGAATATATCTTTTTCATAAGTTCTCTTACTTTTTCATTAGTATTTAAATTTTCTATTAACTCAAGGGTTGTATTGTTTGTAGTAACATTTTTTTTATTATCAGCAATATATCTAATATTACTTCTACCCAATAAATAATCTATTGATACATCAAAATAGTCAGCTATTTTTTTCAATGTGTTTTGGTCTGGAAATCTTCTGTCGCTTTCCCAGTTACTTACAGCTACCTTTGTAACATTTAATATTTTTCCAAATTCTTCACCTGTTATTCTTTTTTCAGTTCTTAAATCTTTTAACCTATTTCCAAATGTATTAGTCATGTTATTCACCTTCCGTTTTTTATAATTAACTAAATGATAACATGTTATTAGCAAAATGATAACTGTTGTTAGCGAAATGTATATTTTTATTAAAAAATTCATAAAAAGCTATTGACAGTTAGCAAAATGTTAACTATAATTAAGTTAACAAAATGAAAACAAAGAGAGGTGATAAAATGGTTAACAATCTTGCTAGATATAGAAAGTTTATGGAGATGTCACAAAAAGAAATGGCAACTGTTGCTAACATGTGTCTGACATCATATTATATGAAAGAAAAGGGAGCTAGAGAGTTTACTCAAGCAGAAATGTTTAACATATATAATTGCATAAAAAAAAGAGTACCAGAAATAACAATAGAGGAAATTTTTTATAGAGAAAGTTAGCAAAATGAAAACAAAAAGATTGAAAGAAAAGCACTTTGAAAACTAAATATAAAATTTTTAAAGGAGCAAGTATATGAAAAATAAAGAAAAAGAAATATTCATTAGAGGAATTTTAATTGGAATCTTTTATTTTTTAGGAATTGTATTTAGTAATACTTTTTTTAAATAATAAATAGAAGGGGTAGGTGAAATACCAACTCCCCAAATCAAAATAACACTTTGGAAGTTAAATATAGAATATTCAAAAGAGGTGATTAGATGGAAATAGAGCAAACAACAATACGCCTGCCTAGAGAACTTAAAAAAAAGCTTCTAAAACAGGCAAAAACTAAAGGATATACATTAAAAGATATGATAATTTTTATTCTAAAGGATTATCTTCAAAATATTTCTCAAGAATAAATTCAATTTCTCTACCTATAGAACGTTTATCTTTTTGTGCAAGTTGTTCAATTTTTTCAAAAAGAAGTTTATTAATTCTTAGTGTAAATCTTTTATCCTCTTCACGAGTATAAATATCTTTATTAGACATATTTATCATTCCTCACATAAAATTTGACGTCTTTATGACACTTTAATAATAAAATAATTAATGAAGAAAGTCAATAAAAATGCTTGACGTCAAATATATGACGTGTTATTATTAAAACAAGAAAGGAGTTGACGTCAAAAATATGACAAACGAAAGAGTTAGATTTACATTTAGATTACCAGCACCATTGCTTAAAAAAATTAAAAATAGAGCATCAATAGAAGGAAGCTCTATGAACTCATTAATACTACACATACTTTGGGATTATATACAAGAAGTCGAGAGCGAGGAGGCAAAAAAACATGAATAATTTAAGTGTAATTAAGAATGAAGGTCTTATAAAGGTAGAAGTTAACGAAAAACAAGAACAAATATTAAGTGCAAGAGATTTACATGAGTTTTTAGAGGTTGGAAGTAGATACAATGATTGGTTTAATAGAATGATTGGTTATGGATTTGTAGAAAATGAAGATTTTATATCTATTACTCAAAAAAAAGTAACAGCTCAAGGTAATGAAACTGAATATATAGACCATGTAATTAAGTTAGATATGGCAAAAGAAATAGCTATGATACAACGTAATGAAAAAGGAAAACAAGCTAGAAAGTATTTTCTACAAATTGAAAAAGACTGGAATAGTCCCGAAAAGGTTATGGCTAGAGCATTAATTGTAGCAAATAAAACAATAGAAAAGAAAAGTAGAGAAATCGAGGAAAAAGATAAGGTAATCCAGTTACAACAACCAAAAGTATTATTTGCTGATTCAGTAGCATCTTCTAATGACTCTATATTAGTTGGAGAACTTGCAAAGCTACTTAAACAAAATGGTATTGATACAGGCGAGAAAAGATTATTCGCATGGCTTAGAGATAATGGTTACTTAATAAAACGTAAAGGTGAGGATTATAATACACCAACTCAAAAAAGTGTGAATTTGGGAGTTATAGAAACTAAAGAAGGCACAAGAGTTCACCCAAATGGATATATAAGTGTAACTAAAACACCGAAAATTACTGGAAAGGGTCAGGTTTATTTCATTAATAAATTTAAAAGTAGCAAACAAATATCAATGTTAAGTTAGAACTTTTAAAATTAAAAACTATGGAGGTAGTGACAATGAGCGAAGACATATTTTATGGTATAAAAAATACTCTTGATGAAATAGCAGAGGTTCAAATTAAAAATAAACAAGGTGTGTTAAAAGAAGTTGGAATGTTAATAAGTGGTGAGGACAATTCTTGTATAACGCATTGTTTAGATGAAGATTTAATTAAGTTTTACATAAAAGAAGAGGCAGTATTGACAATAGATAAAGATAGTCATTTGTTATGTATGCTTGATGCTCTATTTTATAACTTTCTTGATAAGTAATAAATACAGAATATTCTTGAAATGGTGGTGAAGAAATTGGGTAATATATCTAACTTTAATTTAGATAAACAAGAAGATAAAAGTTTTAATGACCTGGATAATATATCAATTTGTTTTTCAGAAGGTATTCGTAAAGTTGTAGAAATGAATTTAAACAACTATAAAAATAAAATCTCAAAATACTTAAATGAAACTTCGAAAATAGAATTGTTGGAACCAAAAGAATTAACAATTGTTATAAGTAAAGGTTATCCCGATTATCTTATGTCTGTTGAAGAAGCAAGTAAAAGATTGAAAATAGATAAAGTATTTGGATATGAGTTAATAAAAAATGGACTTTTGAAGTCAGTTGATATAGGGGCAACTAAAGTTTCTAGTTATGAATTAGATGATTTTATAACTAGAAATCAAGGAAAAAACATCAAAGAAATGCTTAGAGAAATGAAAGAACTTAGAGAGGGGGTGATTTAGTTGAGTGTAAAGGTGTTAATAGCTTATGTACAGTTTTGTAAGCAATATAATAAGAAAGCAAGTTTTGAAAGTCTTAAAAAATACAACAAAGGGGTAATTGCATGAAAATAATTTATAAAAACAAAGTTTATAAGGTAGAACAAGACAAAGTGTTATTTAGAATTACATACTATGATGAGCAGAGAGGTAGTAAGAAGTTTAATAAAGATAAGAAAGTTAAAAGAAGTACATTAACAAGAGATATAGAGGTAGTTAACTTGTATTTACCAACACATTTAAAAATA